CCGCCATAAACTCATCTAACTCTCTTTTGAGTTTGTGTAATTCCTCTTTACTGCTACCGAAAATAACCATATCATCCATGTATCTAAAGTAGTACTTAACGCCCTTAACCTCTTTGAGCCAGTGATCTACTACAGATAGATTAAAATTACCGTCATACTGGCTAACATAGTTTCCAATAGGAATACCTACGCCATCCACAAACTCTCTACCGTTATCGTCTATGATAATATTTACCGCCACACCTAGCCTCTGGAGGATCTCTATATTTTCCTCTGTGGCTGGACAAGTACTAATACTATCTATGATCTCATCCATTAACCAGATAAGCTCCTCATCCTTAAAGAGCTCTCTATACTTAGCCTTTAGTACATCGTGTACAATGCTGGGATAATACTTTCTTACATCCAGCTTTAAGCAATACTTTGTAGCCTCTGGATCTGATACTAAAATACTGGGTATCCACTTCTCCGCTACTACTTTTCCATCTTTCTTAATCTTTTTCTTATACCCTCGTAATTGATTGATAATAGGCTGGATCCCTCTGTTAGGGATTGAGTTTACGCTCTCTCCATGTTACTGTAATATCCTTTGCTGGTACTACAGCTCCTCTACCTAAAATAAGAGTAGAGAGTGGAGTATCTGTAGGAGATGTAAGAGCAATCTGCTCACTAAGATCTAATACCTCTCCATCAAGAAACTTTTTTCTTTTTACCATTTCTGCCATCGTTATTTACCTCCTATTTTCTTAATCTGTTTCCTCTGTGGCATAAAATTTTGCATCAAGCATACCCTTAACATCTCCTGCCTTTTTAGCCTTGTTATAGGTATCCTTTTCCGTGTTCTTTGTACTTGTACCTGTAGTAGGTGTAGTACCTTTGAGAAACTCAGCTTTAGCCTTTGTAACTTCCTTAGCTACCTCAGCATCAAAGAGCTTTTTCATACCCTTTACTCTCTCTGTGAGCTTAGCTTTACGCTCATCCTCATCTACGATAGTTGCTAAGTCCTCTACAGCGATAAGATTTCTAAAGCCAGCATCCAGCCCCATCTCCTGTACTGCATCTACTACATCCAGCTTTAAGCCCTTGATAGTAAGATCCAGATCTCTCTTAGCCTGTGCCTGTAAGCGTTCCTGCTCCTCTGCCTGTCTACGCTCATCCTCTGTCATTTTTTCCTTAGCCTGCTTATCCGCCCACTCTTTTTCCTTTTTCTTGATAGCATCCGTTACTCTCTTATCTGCCATCTTTTCATACTCTTTCTGGAGTTCTGCTCTGATCTCCTCCTCTGTCTTTACCTTAGGAGTGTTATCTGCACCTGCTCCAGTAGTGTTAGCGTTAGCTGTGGTATTAGTCTGGGTACCGTTACCCTGCTCCTGTGTCTGTGTAGCTGTGTTTGTGTTTACATCTGCCATAGTTGTTATCCTCCTTAAAATGAGTTATATAATGCTGATCCCTCGTAAGTTATCTGCAAAATATCCCTACTGTTTCTACATATAACAAGCCCACAAAAACATAAGAATAGTGTACTGATTTCAACGAAATACGAACTTTTTTACATAAAAACACGAACAAAAATACATAGTACTTACATATATCTTTCAACATTTCTACAATCAGTAAAAATTTATTTTTAAACAAAAAAAAAGAGGCTAACAAGTTTTTACACCTGTTAGCCTCTCCTGTGAGTTAATCCCACATATCATCCTCTGGTAGATCCTCCAGCACTTTATAAAAGTTAGGGATCTCTGCTATCGTCTTACCCTCTTTAATCTGAGTAAGTACCTCTATCTTTTCATCTAAGAGCTCATCACTATCCAGATTAAAATATTTCATCTCTGGAATACTGATAGCATAAGATAAAAGATCCATGATCTGTATTTTCTTCTCCTCCATTACTTAGGCACCTCCTTTAACATAGCCTCCACACATCCTCTCAATGCTGTTACAATCTCTGGATAATCCTCCGCTAAAATATCTATAAGCTCTGGATGTCCTACGCAAAGAGAGGCATAGTTAGCTAAACTCTCTGAGCAATTAGGATTAGTCCTACGCCTATCTGTATAATAAGCGGATCCATGACCGTATGTAACTTGTCCTGTATCTCTAAAAGTTCCCTTACTTACTGCATCGTAAATATCCTGTAATCCAGATACTCCGCCTCCAAAGAGAGCTCTACGATTATTATCCGCCTCCTCATTAACCTCTTTTTGCAACTTCTTAAAAAGGCTGTTGTACTTTTTCCAATCAATCGCTCCAGATCTATACTGCTCCTTAAGTTTCTCATGCTGTGTATCAAAGGTTTCTTGTTTCTCTTTATATATTATATCACACTCTTTAGCAAAATCCTCAAAGAGCTTTTTAGCCTTATCTCCGATAACTGGAGTAGCCTTATCAAACGCCTCTACAAGAGGTTTATAAGACTGCTCTGGCTATTACCTCTCTGCTATATGCTGAGCTATAAATATCTTTAGCCCACAGCTTTTTAGCTGTACTCTCTCCCATGTTATATACCATGAGTACACAATTTTCTCCGCTAGATGCTAAATACTTATCCTGTATCTCTCTTAAACAGTTAAGCCCTACTCTGATATTTTGATATGGATTAAAGAGATCTGTTACTCCCTCCGCCTCCATCCGCTCTGTATGCCATTTCTCGTATATCTGCATATAGCCCTTACTGTTTCCGTTATCTCCTACCTTATCCCAGTGATAACCGCTCTCCCTCTCTATGATGGCTAGTACCGTATAATAATCTACTCCGTACTCTTTACACTCACACCAGAGGTAAACCTGTACTATTTCTGGAAAACATCCTCCAGCATCCTTATACTCCTGCTGGATTTCATAATATCTAAATCCATCCTCGTATACCTCTGATCCCCAGTCTGCACTCATCGTATTATACGGATATGTATAATTAAGATCGTGCTCCAGCTTTGCCTCCTGCTCTGTGTTCTCAGCTTGCGGAGCTTGTAGAGTTTCCGTAATATAAATCTCCTCAGTAGGAGGCTCTTTATCTGCTCCCTTTAGATTTACACTCATTATCACAGTAATTACTCCTGCTATTACCGCTCCTACCAGTATTAAAGGCAATATTTTTACTCTGGCTCTCCTCTTTCTTCTAATTCTCCTTTTGCTCATCCTGCACCTCCTGTAAGATCCTGTTTAATCCTGCTATTACTTTCTGCATATTATCCACTTGCCCTACTAACCTGCTTAGGGTAGTGGATATATCATCTGGATCTCTGGAGTACCAGTAACCATAAGTAGAGCTACATATAGCCTCTCCATTCTGCCTCAGATCGCTTACAATGTTTCTTAGCTGTTTCTCATGCACATTAAACAGTACACACAGCTCTCTAGCCTTTACCGCTTTTCCCTCCGATGTATGAAACTCTTTAAGGTACTCAACTATATCACATCCTACCTCTGACACGTTTTTTACCTCCCTTTTAAATTGATATATAACCTAATCACTTTTGAGGAGGATTTTTAGATAAAATAGAAAAAAGTGGTACATCTTTTCTTACAAAATGTACCACTCTCTATATTATTCCTCTACGATCTCTCCATCTTCTGTAACTTCTACAATTTCTCCCTCAATACAGCGGTAGTATGTATCCTCTTTGATCTTCTCTCCATCTACTACTACCATCTTAGCTCCTGTGAGCTCCCAGCTCTCCTTATCATAAGGATCCATATAATCTCCATCGCTATATCTGGCTCCTACATATTTCCAATCAGAGAGGATAAGATGAGCTCCCTTACAGCCCTTAGCTCTTGCCTCATGCCCCCATGCAACCGCTACACCAGTAGGATCACTAACAGATACTTAGTCTTAAAAGCCTCACTCTGAGCTCCGATAATACGCCCTGCCATAAGATCACAGCCAGCCTTAGTAATGTGGTACAATCTACCGCCCTTATCTGGATCCTCTGAGAAATACTTAGGAGCCTCATCTCCTAACTGTGTAATATATTTGCGGATCGCTCTTAAAAGGTTGTCGTGCCTCTTTCCCAGCATCTCCGCTACTTCCTTACTTGTAATCGTCATATAAAAAAGTACCTCCTTTTCCGATTTACTTAACCTAATCAGAAAAAGAGGTAACATTTAGAGAAATTTTTATTATTTTTTCTTACTTAAATCAAAAATAGAGATTTTATCATTCTCTGAGTTAATTCTGGTATTAGTATCCACAACAATTTTATTATCTAAGATACCTGCTACAAGACTCTGGATCATCTCTAACTCTCCCATCTCATGTAAATAAATAGGGTACACATCTCCCTCATCTGTAAGATATACAGGGATGATCCGCCCCTTAGGTACTCCGCCTTTAGAAACCATAGTCTTTCTCTCCTCCTTTATCCTTTTCTCCATCTGATTTATCATCCTTTTTATCCTCTGTGCTCTCCTCTGGATTTTCGCTAAGGAGGGGCTTAAGGTATCCTGTGTTTACTTCCCAGATCATAAGTACCTCTTTGTTATTGATACCATATCTGTTTTTCTTAACACTGATCTTAAGAGTGCCATCTATCACGGATAGAGATAATACCCTTGTGGCGTTCTGTCCTACACCGTCACTCTCTGCCAGATCGTGGAGCTCTGGGCTCTCTCCTTTTTTACGGTTCTTAACTGCCTCACGGTTAGCCTGTGCCATAAGGAGTACAGGCTTTTTAAGCTCCTTACTCATCAAAAAGAGATCCTCTGAGATATTGTTATAAGCTATTCTAGGTATATCCGCCCTACGCTTATCACTCATAAGAGAGAGCTGATCTATTACAATCATATCCGCCCCATGCTTAATAGCTAAGCTCTTGATCTCATCTACATTAGGCTTACGCCCCTCAAAATCATCTGGAGTAACTACGATAAATCCGCTCTTTTGCTGGAGCTGTGTTATGTACTTCTCATAATCCTCCTGTAAGTACTTTGCTCCGTCTGTATCTGGTTTCTTTCCCAGAGTGCCAGATCCATTAAGAAGCCCCATATTACTAAAGTGCTTATTGAGAGTATCAAAACGAAAACCAACCATACCATTTACCTCTAAACCGTATCCGTGATCCGATACCTCAGCATTTGTAAAACTGATTTTAAGCATCCTGCTTACCTCCTTTTCTTTTGATACTTAACCTAATCACACAAACGGTAAATTTTTAGATAGCCCTCAAAATTAAGGGCAAAAAAAGAGGAGAGCTGTTACACTCTCCTCACACTTAGGGCTACTTTTTAAGTTTTGCTTTTCTCGGTAATGAGGCATAAGCCTTTATAGCCTCCAGATCCTCCTCATACCAGTATCTATAGCCTCCCTCATCTCTTACACTGGCTGGAATAGCTCCAGCATCTTCCCAGAGGCGGATAGATTGAGTAGAGGCTCCTACCAGATCCGCTACCTCTTTTCTTGTATATATTCTTTTTCCTGTATCTGCATCTACTGTTATCGCTCTCATTATGTACCTCCGTTTTGAGTTATTATACCACACCTGTATATTAAATGCTAAGTAATTTATTGAGGATGGTTTTAATATCCTGCTTAGATCCCTTACCGTCTACTACTCGATCAATGAGATCTTTATTTTCTAACAGGTAATCCTCTACCGCCTCATCTATGGTACCCTTAGCCACCATAGAGATTACATTTACAGCCCCTACCGTGCCTATTCTGTGGGCTCTATCCTCAGCCTGTGCATTATCTCCGCTATTCCACGCTTTATCCATAAAGAATACATAAGAGGCTTTATTTAGGGTTAATCCAGTACCCATAGCTCCGATAGTTCCTATAGCTACTTTACAGTGTGGGTTAGTCTGGAAATTATCTACCAATTTCTGCCTCTGTTCTGGATGTACCTCTCCTGTAATCACAATCGGATCATATTCACTAAGCTCTATCCCCAGATCCTTAGCTATCGTGCTCCACTGAGAAAATATGATAGCCTTGTGACCGTTAGGGATAATCTCCTCCTCCAGCATCTCCTTAATACGATCCAGCTTAGGGCTATCATCTGTTAAGTTAGGATTACCGCTGGTAAGCTGTCTAAGGCGGAGAGTACAGTTAAGCGGATTAACAGAGGCTAAGATATTCTCCATATCTGCTACAATGCCATTTTTAATATCCCTGTACTGTTTTTTCTGAGCTGTGGTAAGTTCTACATACTCAGTACTGTATAGCTTAGGAGGGAGATCTAGTACCTCCTCTTTCTTTCTTCTAAGCATTACAGTATTTAACTCAGCATTGAGGCTATCTAAATTTTTATATCCGATTACTTTATAGCCTCCGAAACCTCCCATAGTACAATAGGCATTTCTAAAACTATAAAAGGATCTCCTCTCTACTCCCAGCCATGTAAGGATATTCCACAGATCCTCCGCTTTATTCATTGGAGTACCAGATAATCCTATCTTAACTGGAGCTTTCAAAAATCTAAGAGCTTTTCCCTGTTGAGAGCCTCCGTTTTTAGCCTTGTGGATCTCATCCACAATAATAGCCCCTATATATCCATCCTTAATCCCCAGATAGAGAGCATCCTGTATTTTCTCATTTCTGAGGCTCTCAATATTGATAACCCCAAAATAAGAGGAGCCTCTGTACCAGTCATTTAGCTGTTGTACTCTAACATCCATTGTCTTACCGTCTACCATTACACAGCCCTCGTTAGAGTGGATCTGGATCTCTTTCTCCCAGTTATATTTTACAGAGTTTACTCCGCATACAATAAGAGTTTTAATGAGCTCTTTCTTTCTGGCTACACAAATATCAATACTCTCCTTTGTCTTGCCTAAGCCCTGCTCATCTCCGATAAGTAAAGAGTTTTTCTCCATTCCATAATTAAAAGCCTCGATCTGATGAGGGAGGGGAGCTGTCTTAAAATCAAAATCTCTTACAGGCTTAATACCCTTTAGCCTCTCCTGTGTAGCCTCCCTTTTATCCTCGATCTCCTTAGTATTGAGAGCTTGTACTACAGCCTCCTCACTTTTGATATTGCTAAGCCCTACTTTCTCTATGAGAGCTGGTAGCTCATGTGCTGGGATCTCCCACGCTCTATCCTCTGGTAAGTATCTCCGCTCTGCCAGCTCTTTTACTTTAGCTACAGTAGTGGGATCGTATCTAAATGAGATCTTAAAAGCATCATCAAAATAAGTACCTTTTTCCAGTTTTTCTACTGTTATCATAAAAATAAACCTCCTGTGATTTAGTCTTTATATAACTTAATCACAGGAGGTAAATATATTTAGATAACCCCTATATAATTTATGCTACTAACTGCACATAAAGCCCAAGCTTTCTAGTACAGTACATATAATCCTCTAAGTAGTGGATCATACTTTCAGTATGTATCTTGGAACATTGTGTCCAATAAAGCCGTAGATATCTCCAGCCTCCACCGTAATGCATAAATTATCAACCGCCTTTTTATTACCCTTGTAGGTCTTTGAAAAATTCTTGATTTCTAATATATTCATATAATCTACTCCTTTGATTAAGTGTTTATGATTATATTATACTCACTTCACCCAGACACACAATGGATTTGACGTTGATTTTTGTTTATAAAGTTAACTTGTGGTTGATTTAATGTAAGCACTTAGTTTTTGGGTAACTAGTATAATTCACTTTAAATAACAAACCAAATCTGAGGGTACATCTAACGAAGCAATTGCTGACAAACTGGATATTGAAGAGTTATTGAAAGCAATCGAAGGAAGTAGCAAGAGCTATGAGGAAATCTGACAGATGGCTTTTCC